GCATTCAGCGGTGGCTGACCGACCACAAGCAGGCCCACGGCGCCCGGCGCCGCATCACGCTCGCGCACGCCATCCTGCGATCGGCGTTGACGAGTGCGCAGCGTCTCCAGCTCGTCTCGGTCAACGCCGCGGAGCTCGTCACCGTCCCCAAGCCGAAACACGCCCGCGGTATCGAGCCACTCGACGTCGCCCAGGCGCGCGTGTTCCTGGCCGCCGCCAAGACGCATCGACTCTCGGCCCTCTTCTCCGTCGCGCTCGCGTGCGGCCTCCGGCTCGGCGAAGCGACGGGCCTCAAATGGGACGACGTCGATCTGGCGACGGGGGAGTTGCGCATCCGGCAACAGCTACAGGTCGTGAACAAGCGGCTCGTACTCCAACCCCTGAAGACCGACAAGAGCCGACGCACACTGGCGTTGCCGCAGGTGTGTATCGAGGCGCTCCGGACCTACCGGACGCGGCAGCTCGAGCAACGGCTGAAGGCCGGCAAGGATTGGGTGGACGAGGGTCTCGTGTTCACCCTGGCGCACCGGGGGAAGGCGCGGAAGCTCGGCACGGCCGTCCATCCGCGCAACGTGCTGCGCATCCTCCACGCGTTGCTGAAGGCGGCCGACCTGCCGCGGATGCGCTTCCACGATCTTCGACACAGCGCGGCCAGTCTGCTGATCGCGGAAGGCGTGCAACTCGCGGAAGTCAGCATGCTGCTCGGCCACTCCGAGCTGCGCATCACCGCCGATCTCTACACGCATCTGGTGAAGCAAACGTCGGCGAAGGCCGCGCGTCACATGGACGCGGTGTTCAACGGCTAGGGTGTCAGGTTGGGTGTCAAACGTGCGCGGCCTTTCCCGACGTCGGGAAAATCGATCGATTCATTGAGGAAGTTGGAGCCGGCGATCCGGGTTGAACGGACGACCTGCTGATTACGAATCCTCCGCAGGGCGAACGTAGCGGACGCTAGCGAACGGACACGGGCGATTTCCCGAATGAATCCGTTCGTGTGTGTCCGCTAGCTTTCGCCTCGTTCCGCCGCCTAGGGTGTCAGGTTGGGTGTCACCTTGGGACGTCGCGCCTCGAGCACCGCGTACGACGTGAGCGTCAGGAGCGCGTGCTGTTTCGCTGGCGACAACGCGCGGAATCCTTGCACGAGCCGGATCTCTTCGCGCTGCAGTCGTTGGCCGTACGTGGCAAGGAACCGCTTGGAATACATCAGGCGGGGCGTTGACGGCTTCGGCATGACGGGCCTCCTTGGGTCAGAAGGCCGGCGGGTCGGCGTGCGACAATGCAGCTCGGGCCTCGTCGGCGGGTGAACTCCGCGGACAACGGTCAGGCGCGCGTGCAGGCTGGAACCAGCGCGCGCGTCGTTTTCGAGCCTGCTACTCTACTCCAACTTCACGAGCCGACGCATTCCGACTCAGGGCGCGACTCAAGCGGCGCCACGGCCACGTCACGCATGGCGACGGGCCTTCAAAATCTCCCGCATCTCGGGCAGCACGTTCGTGATGACTGGCGCCCAGCGGCCGACGACGTCGGCGGTGAGTCCTGGCATCGTGTCGAGGTTCACCTGCACCTGCTGCGTCGGCGTCAGCGTGATCGTGGCGCCGTGCGCCTCGAGGTAGAACAACAGCCACGTGGCGAGATCCTCCGAGTCGATGCCGCGCTCGGTCGGGTCGACCAGGTGCTCAGTCATCGCGCGTCCTTCTCGCGCTTCGCGCGTTTGATCCACAAGCGCCAGCACGCGTGATCCACCGTCGGCCCCGCCGCCTCATGGCCCTTCGTGCAGATCCAGACGGACCCGCCGAAGCGCGCCACGTCGCCCGGCGCATACGTGGACCCGTGCCGCCAGTCCCCCGCGTCTTTCAGGTAGGCGGTTGACTTCAACGCCGCGATCTCGGCGTCCTGTGCGTCGATCCGCGCCGTCTGTGCCTTCACGATCTCGACGAGCGCCTTGGTGTAGCCCTCGAACTCTTTCGAGAGGGTTGTGCGCGTCACGTAGTCCGATAGCACCGGAGCCGACTTCGTCACCGGGGCCGGCGGTTCAGGTGCAGCGGGATTCAACGCCGCAGCTCGACGCGCCCGCGCCGCGGCGGCGTCCTTCGGGCCGCCGAACCCTTCGATAATCACGAGGTCATCGTCGGTGTAGTCCTTGGCCGCCTTCTCGCCGAGCCGGCGCCAGTCGTCGATGGTGACCGTGCGGTGCCATTTGCGGTCGAGCGCCTCGAGCACGCTGTAGTTCATGGCTGACTCCGGCCGCGGTACTCGTCGCGCATGCGATCGGTCACGGCTTTGGCGAGCGCCACGACGGCAGGCCGTTCGCGCGCGATTTCCTCCGCGCTGACGCCGTGCGCCGTCCACAGTTGTTCTTTCCCCAACACGAGGTCGCGCTCGAGGTCGTCGATCTGCTGTTCGCCCGGGTCGCGTGGTGGAGCGAGTTTCTTCGCCACGGGTTCACCACGCCACCGTCATGAACGCCGCGTTCGTCGTGGGCGACGGATTCAACCACGCCAGCCAGCGCAGCGCCATGATAGAGACGACATCGCGCTGCCACGTACTCAACATGGTGGTTCCCGCCACTGTGGGATCTGCCGGCGCTGAGTCGGCCTGGGGTGTCGCGTGTCGACTGAGATCGAGATCGAACTGGCCCGAGTCGCTGTAGAGGATCTGACTCGGATCGAGCAGCGCAATTTGTGCCGGCGAATTGTTCGAGGCGATCACGGGAATCCCGAACAGCGTCGCCGGCAACCCGGCCGCCTGGCTGCCCAGCGTGAGCGCGATCCGATACATCGTCATCGGCTTCATGATCCAGACCAGCGGTCCCGGCGTCGTCACCGCGGCGAGCATGGCGGCCAGGTCCGCCGAGATTTGTGCGGCCGTCGTGCCGGTCGTGGTCGTCTCTGAGGCGCCGTTCAGGATCGAGGCGGGATTGACCCCGGCCGACACGGTCACCGTCGGCAACAGCAGTTGATTGTCGATCGCCGCGGCGAGCCCGCCGAGCACCGTGCGCCGGATCGTCGCCTCCGCGTCCGGATTCGAGAGCGTGACGAGCTCTTCCGCGAGCATCACAATCACGCCGAATTTGAAGTGCTCTTCCACGATCGTGGCGAAGGCGGTCGCCTGCACCGGAACCGGGGCGCCCGCAGCCACCCAGTTACCCGTGATGCCTGCGCCAGTTTCGCGGGCGATCCTTGCGTGCAGAGGAACTCTCTGCATCTTCGATTCGAGCGCGCCGAGAATCGACAGCCCGCGCATGATCGTCAGCGCCTCGGACGCGATCCCATACGGCGCCAGTGGTCCGGCCCACGTCGCGTCGGTGGTTGATCCGGCCGCCACCGCCGCTTTCGTCTGCAGCTCCAGACTGGCCATGACGGTCGGTGTGTCGAGCCATTTCTCAGCGACCATCAATTCCCGGTAGCGGTCGCCGCCTCCGAGCGCTTTCGCGATGATGTAGCGGGACACCGCGGTCCCGGCGGGATTGGCGGACACGACGCGATACGGTTCAGGCATTCGGTGCTCCTGCCTTGATTGCACCCGATCGTCCGAGGCCCGTGCCGCTTTCTAATCGGTGAGAAACCGCATCCTTGTCTATAGACACGGATGCCACGACGCGCCACAGGGCGACGTTGATTTCGATGCCGCAGCGCTCGACCACCCACCCGTCGATCGCGATGCCGTCGGCGCGCGCCAACAGCCGGCCGATCTGTTTCACCGACAGACCACGCAGCACCAGCCGGAGCCCTGGCGCCGAATGCGCGGCCAGATCCCGACTGGTGAACTGTTCGCTGCCGAGCGCGCCGCCAATCGCCGGCAGCAACCGGCCCAGGAGCTCGAGGTCGGCACGGCTGAGCGATTCGCGCGCCGGCAAAACCGGAACTATAGTTCCGATTTTTGCGGCGAAGTCGGCCCGCAGCCCGCGCAGCTCCGCGAGGATGTCGCGCAGCAGCTCGCGCACGTCGGCCTCGACGGCGACGGTCATCGCAGCCGGTGCCATCCGCGCGGGTTATTCAGCCAGTCACACGCGGCGTCGAGCTCGGCCTGCGTCATCGGTGTGGGATACGTCACGCCGTCTTCGTCCACGGTGTCGTCGCGCGTCCCACGACCGAGCCATCGGGGCGTGGTGTCCGGCGGCACTGGAGCGCGATGTTTTGGCGCCATGGCGCCGGAAATTTCGACCGTGAGCCCGAGCCGCTGTAACCATTGCTGCACCATGGCGGTGTTCCTTTAGCGTGACGAATTCAACACGATCATCGAGTATTGAGGCGCCGGCGCCGGCTGATGTCGGAGGTGCATCGCGAGCGCGAGAATCAGACTCACCGGGCCGTCGATCCGCTGCCGTTGTGAGATCTTCACCGGCCGGATTTCCTGCCAGGCGTTCTCCTCAATCGCGAGGTTGCCGACACACCAATTCATCACCGGATTATTCGGATGCCGGAGGTGTCCACTGACGACGAGCGCCTCGAGCAGCTTCGACGGTTCGCTGAGATGCCGGAACCCTTGCGGGACTTCCTTAACCATCGCCTCGCCGAGCTCGCGTTGCAGCCGCGTGGTAAACGCCGTCGCACCGGCCTGGTCGATGCCGATCGCGCTGACCGTGAATTGTTTCGTCAGCGCCAGGACGAATTCGAGAATGGCATCATGGTCGATGACATCGCCGGGCGTGGTGAACAGCCACGACTCGCGCGCCCGCGCCCACTCGGGATACGGCACGCCGTCTTCCTGCGCGCGCCGCTCGATGCTGCGCTCAGGCATCCAGAAAAACGTGAGCGCATCCACAGCCGCATTGAGCCCGCCGCCCGCGGTGCCCTCGAGCGGGCGATCGAAGACGAGCGAGACGGCGCTCAGGTCGAGCTTCGCGCTGAGGTCGATGCCGATGCAGCAGGCGCGGCCGACGAGCGCCGCGGGTGTGAGGGACGTGTCCGCGCACGCCGCCCACGCTTCGGGCGCGATCCAGACGTTGGCGCTCTTCGTCCACTGGCAGAAGTTCAGCCGGCGGGTCAGGTTGCGTTGACTCGGCATCTGCAACGCTTCCCGCACGGCCTCGCGCAGATATTGCCAATGCACCGCGCTGTCCAAGCCGGGATTCGCTTTCCGCCAATGCGGGCCTTCGACGCGCCAATCGTCACAGTCGGGACAATCGTCGGACGGCTGATACTTCCCGGCCGCCTGACAGCGCGGACACGCGTCGAGATGCGCCAGGAACGCAAACCACGATGGATCATCGACCAGGCCGGTGAGCACGTCGCGCGAATGTTGATGATGTTTCCAGCACACCGACTCCCGCGAGAATCCCGCGTTCGTGGTTTCGAGAATCAACGCGTCCTGATTGCCCTTCGTGCCTAACCGGACTTTTGACACGACCACTTCGTCGGCTTCGTGAACCTCATCGATCAACGCAGTCATCACGCGTTTGCCGTCGAGGCCTTTCTTTTCACTCGAAATCGGTTTGAGAAACGCGCCGCCGGCCAGCATGGACAGCGAGCCGACGCGCGACTCGATCGCGGTACGCAGCCGGGGACTCGCCGCCACCATGCGACAGGCATCGGCAAACGCGAGCTTCGCTTGATGTTGCGCGACCGCCACGCAGAAATGCTGCGAGCCCGCCGGGCCGGTCAGCAGCCGATACAGGAGCAGGCCGGCGCCGAAATACGTTTTCCCTGAGCCCTTCCCGACTTCGATGTACCCGACGCGGAACCGCTGATGGTCCGCGGCCGTGCGCCAGGCGGTGAGGCTCGGAGCGACAAACCGTTCCCATGGCGACAGGACGAACGGCCGGCCCTCCTCCGCGTCAGGAGCGAGCAGCGGGAGCTCCTCCGCGAAGAACTGGCACACCTTGAACGCCTCTGGCTTGTTCCACACGAGCCCTGCGGCGGTCGCGTGGTCGAGGTCGTGAAGATGCCGGCGACAGGCCAGCACGACCGACAGCGAGGCGATCTCCTCGCCGGCCACCACCGCGCGGGCCACGTCCGTCGCCGGATCCCTCTGATACTTCGCCATCAGCGCCGCCGATACTTCGCCAACGGATCGGCAGCCGGAGTGACGGGGCGGGTCACTCTGGTCCGACTCGACGGGCTCATGCCGAATTCCTGCAACGAGGTTCTCAAGGCCATCCTTCCGGCGCGCAACTGCGCGACCAGGGGATGCGCCTTCGGCTCGCCGTCCTTGTCGTAGGTGAGCGCCGGCAGGGCCGCGACTTCCGCCTCGATCCGCACGACCAGCGCGTGCAGCCGGACGTGGTTCTCGAGGGCGATGTCGTCCACGAGCGATAGCGTGCCCTGCGACGACATCCGCGTCGTCAAGGCCCGCCACGCCTCGAGGGCCACGCCGACCAGCCCCTGCGGCACGTCAGGCACACCGGCGGGCGCCTCGACGTCGGCGCCTGCATGACGAGACGCCTTGAACGTGCCCTCGATGACATGGAGTGCGCGCGGTTTTCTTGTCCGTCCGCCCGACCGTTGACCCTTGATACCGCTCACGTCAGACCGCCTTTTCTGGGAGTTACTTCAGTGCCCGCAATCACGCGAACGACGCCTTC